CAGCAACTTGGCTAAGAAGACCACCACGCTGGTAAGCAGTCTGCGCTGCTTGCTGACCAAGCTGACCACCAAGCTGTAGCTGCGCGAGCTGCTGCTGTTGTAGCTGGATAGGTACTTGACTTGCTGCTTGTCCTTGGGTAATAAGAGCACCACGCTGAGCCAGTGCTTCTTGAGGAGCAGCCAAAGCAAACTGCAGGTTCTGCTTTGCTATAGCGTCCTCCAAGGCCTTGAGTTCTGGTGCATACTCTCCCCCACCAGCACCTACGCCAAGCCTGCCTTGAGCCTGTAAACGGGCTTCCTGGGCAAGTCTGCTACGCTGCTGCTCTCCACCAACAAGCTGTTGATACAGAGCCATACGATCTGCAGCCATCTGATTAAGATCTGCAGTACCTGCCTGCTCGAATGAACCAAGAGCTGCTCGACCTGCAGCGCCTACTACTTCACCTACACCAGGCTGATAGGTAGATTCGTACGTCTTAGTAGCAGGATTATATGTACTACCAAAGAGACCAGTAGTCACACCATAAGGAGTAAAATTAATATCTTTAGTAGCCTCATCTGCAAGACTACGATACTCTGTTTTAGCTAATGTTCCTTGATTACGTAAAGCTTCAATTGTATTCTTAGCAGCTTCGTTACTTGAAAGCATACTAAGAAGCGGAGAAGCAGAAGACAATAAACTATCCGCACCACCAGCAAGCCCCATCAAAGAAAGCAACCAAGATGGTGTGTTAGGATCATTAGTGGGAGGTTTATCAGGTGGGGGTGGCTTAGTAGGAGGGGGTGTAGTAGGTGTCCCGCCTGGTGTAATAGGTACAATAGGAACAATAGGCGGTACGCCAGGAGGAGGTGTTACTGGAGGAGCTGTTACAGTAACAGTGCCTAAGTCAGTAGGAGGAGGCGCAGGAGGCGGTGTGTCAGGAGTAGGAGCGTTTGGTGGGTTATTTAATGCGGCGTTAGCTGCTACTGTACCAGTTAAAACAGGAACAATAGGAGGTACACCACCAACAGCAGGAGTGCCTGTTACAACAATATCGCCAAAGGTTGTAGCAGCACCAGGAACAGTACTAGACAGTGCACCACCATCAGTAACCCCGCTACCAAGTTCCATAGTACCAGCAGCACTGTTGCTTAATCCAGCAGCCTCTAGTAGTGAGCTACCAATAGCATAAGCAGATCCGGCAATAGCTGCAAGCTTAGCAGCACCGCCTACAACTTGATTAAAAGTACTAAGCTCATTCTTCTCTACATTGAATGTACCAGAAGGAATAACATTACCACTAGCATCTACTGTTACTAGGTTAACCGGTTGATAGCTTTTACCGTCCTGCTCAAATACACCCTGACCAGAAGACACAACAAACTGGTTAGCAGGAGCACCAGGAATAACTTCACTGGCTGGAGTAACATTCTCCATCTGTCCAGTACGAGGATTAACGACATTGAAGTTAGACTGAGCAGCAACGCCCTGATCTACATCCCTTGTCTGTTGATTAAACTGAACACCAGTATTAATAGTAGTAGGGATAGACTCTAGAGCCTGTGCTAAAGCAAGATTCATTGGATTAGAATCTCTGTCGTATGCAGACAAAGGCATCTCACCAGTGGCGTTCATAATGTCTTCGCCACTAATCCCTAGCTGTTGAGCAGCAGCAACTAGTTCTTGAGGACTACGAGCTGAAGCCGCAAAGTTACGGATATTATTGTAGTACGTTTCAATAGGCATTCCCTGCTGAAGAGCAGAGAGGAGTCCAGGGCTAGCCATTAGTATGTACCTCCAGGGATAGTTCCGCTAAATGTTCCAGACACAGTTAAGTTAGCTACTGTGGTTGTCCCTGTAAAGGTAGGGCCAGCAAGGTCTGCTTTGGTAGCAATAGCTGTAGCAATGTTATTATATTCAGTAGAGAACTCAGTGCCTTTAATAACCTTAGCTGGATTACCAGAGGCAAGAGAGTCTTTAGTTGCAAAGTTTGTGGTAACTGTGTAGTTTGCCATTACAGTGTCCGTCCTGTCTTAACATAAATATCTAACTGTTGAACAGAAAGAGAATCATTAATGATGTTAGCTTCGATACCTATTTGGAATACTCGACCAGTTCCACTGAATTGTTGGCGAACATTATTAATAAGCCTACCTGGTCCAAACTCTCCTACATTAAACTCTGCTATGTTATACTCAGACACAGCAGAACCAATTAGAGCAATCTGTCCAGAGTTATAGTCTGTTTGATAATCCGTAGCCCACTTAATAAACACAGTGGTATTAGCACCACCAATAAACAGAATAGCTGCTTTCTTTAGGATCTTTAAGATCGATGGGTTTCCACCGTCAAGATAAGAAGTATAATACACAAACCTAAAAGAAGAGCCATTGTCTGAGTTTCCTTCGTAACTAGCTACATACCCGTTACGGGCAATATACAAAGATCTGTCTTTAGTTGAGCACAAAGCTTTAGGCGCTAAAGACCATGTAGTAGCTCTTAGTGAACCATCTTGTAACTTAGACCTAGTATCAAAGACATAGGTAATACCAATCACTGGCATACTGATTACATAGAAAGCATCACGCTCATAGTAAGCAGATCTAACAGAATCAGTGCCATTGGTCAGTGTGATATTAATTAAGTCATCACGTACATTCTTAGAGATGTCAAAGATAGGAGCAGACTTCTCTTGGATAACTCGAGCTAAGCTACGCACACCAGTATCAGACAAAAACAACAGATCAGTACCAATGTCCTGAATGCTATCTCTAGCAATACAACCAACACCATCAATTACTTCTACTAGTTGAATATTACTTGTAGGATCGTTATCTGCACCCTGATATACCAGAATAGACTTCTTACAGAATACAATAAAGTAACCATTGAATGCCGCTAGCGCGGTGATCTCATCAGTACCGTTAGTCAATGACTTCTCAATGTTAAGAGAGCTAGCAGTGCCTCCTTTAAAGTCATAACCAATCAGCAGATCAGACCAGTAGATGGTTGTCTTATTAAGGTTAGTACGGGCAATCCACATCCTACCATAAGCACTGGTAGCACAGCCTACTTGAGTAACGCTAGTGGGCAAGCCACTATGTACAGAGACTAGCTCCCATCCAGCATGGCTAACGTGATTAATGATAGGAGCAGAGCCATCATGAAATAAGTAAACATCATTATTAAAACTTATAGCTTGCCAGTAATCATCAGCAGGTGCAGAAGCAATAGTGTACTGAGTAGTTACTGCGCCTGTTGTAGTGTTAAGGCTATAGACAACACCGCCTACCACATAATAAATAGTAGTAGTCCCAGTAGAAGTTACATGCTCATGAATACAACCAGGTTCTCCAGTAAAGGCAGTAGTGTTTACAGGACTCCAGCCCTTACGAGAACCAATCCTACCAAACTGATCAATAACAGCGTTATCTGCCAGAAGAGCAAACTCTTTACCGACAGAGACGCTGGCTTCTTGGGTGTTTAGACCAGCAAACCCAGGAGCGACAATTGATACTGACTGCAGAGGAGATGCTGGCATTACTTAAGTTCCCAAGTAATTTCATCTTCGTAACGATTAGCTTCAATTGCAATAGCGTTACCTACAGACTTACGATAAGCTTCTGCTTGAAGATCAGATCCACGACCACCGTCCTCACCACGCTCAATGATTGCCTTAAGCAAAGCACCTTGAATGACAGGATCAGAAGGTACTCTTAGTACATCACTATTATTAGACAAGTCTGCTTGTGGTAGCACTACGTTAAAACGCAGCGCATAAGCAGTGTTAGGGACAGGATAAATATCTACTTGGGTGTCACCATTAACATCTACACCATTAAAGCTGTAGTAGTATGGTTGACCTTTCTCAACAGAAGACCCAAGCAGAAAACGCTCATCCATCCACTTAGACGAAGCAGGAGTCATAAACCAGTTGCTTGTGTCATTCAAGACACTCAAGACACGAAAGCGTTGACCTGAGCCTACAAGCACATAGTTAAATAGATCTGCGGTAGTAATAGCACTTAGAGTAGTCCTAAGAGCATTCCAATCCCAAGCATCTTCAACTTCTCTCTTTGTCTCATTAACATAATCACCAATAAGTTTAGAGTATGAAGATTGACTAACGCTTAAGACTTCGTCCTCTCGAACCCTACGAAGTACTGCATTAACAAGTTGTAAGTATGTCATAGTTATAGTATACCATATTTTTAGGAAAAAGTCAAGTTCTTTCTTTAAGATAGCTATACAAAGAACTGATAATTTCTAAGTTGTCGTTTAGTTGTCCAAGTGCTGTGTTGCATTTTTGGCACAACAAGCCTCTTACTTTTTTAGTGATATGGCAATGATCAACAGCTAGTCGTTTATTTAAACTTTGTTCAGAAATCCCACAAACTTGACACTTACCATCAGCTTCTTTATACATCTGTTCATATTCGTCTACGCTTAAACCATAAAGTTTTTTTAACCTTATAGCATATGAGTCACCATTAGCGTAACGATATTTGTTTCTTTCTGATGTACATTTTTTACATATGGAGTGTTTACCAAACTTTCCAGATTTGTTTTCATTAAATAAACTTAAATCTTTAGATTGTAGGCAGGCTGTACATAATTTCTGTGACACTGTAAATTCCTAGTAAAAGCATCCATTTCTCTTTATCAGCCCAGTAAGCTGCTGACATCTTACCTTTAGCAATGTTGCTTGCGTGTCGAGACTTAAAAGACTCCCTACGCTTACGATAAGCAGCGGACTCGTTTTCTTTCTTAGGAGAACCAGACACACCTTGCTGACCAAAGCGGATTGTCTTTACCTTGTCGCCTTCTTTAGCCACAACCACATGAGACTTAGTTGGATGATTAGGTGTACGCTTAGGCTTATTGTATCCACTAACACCTACTCGCTCAAGCCTTGGATCTTTTGCCATCTTTCTTTTTCCTTGCAGTGTTAAGGGCTATCGCTACAGCCTGGTCTTGTTTATATCCTTCTTGCTTCAGCTTCTTGATATTCTTACTGACAGTCTCTTTGGACTTACCTTTAGCTAGTGGCATTATCTGTACCTCGAGGTTTTCTTAGCAATCTTCTTAGGTTGTTTTACAAACTGCTTGCCTGCCTTGTTTCCAGAGGCTTTAGCACGGTTTGTAGCGGCTTTCTCTGCAGGTGATAGAGCATCCCATGCTGCGTCCGGCAAATACCTTAGACGGCCTTTAGAGGGCTTTCCTGAAGATGTCCTCCACTTCTGGTCAGTCCAATCCTTAAGAGACTGCTGAGGATCTTTCTTCATGACTTGTACCCACCACCTTTAGCTTTGTACTCTCGCGCTAGCATTTGTGCCTTACGAGCAGACCACTCACCAGGATCTCCACCTTTAG